CAATTCAGGTGACCATTGTGCTCTTAACTTTCTTTCTGTAACAGAAACTGTTACTGCTTGAAGGTCAAAAGAAACCTCACCTAATCTATCTTCGAATTCCATTTCTTTGTAAACTCTGTACTTACATAAAAACGCATCAATTGGAGATGCAGTTGTTGTTGTGTAACCTGAATAACCATCTAAAGAATTTGCTCCAACTTCACAAGGAACTTGAAGGTCAATTTCTAAATAGATAATACCGTTTGCGTCACAAACATCGTTGTAAGAACCACCATTTCCTGCAGGGTTACCACCACCTGCGATCGGGAACGAAGTTTTTTGTTGACCACCGTATTGAACGATACCCTTACCATATACCTGAGTTACAACTCTGAATAAACATGGTGAAGATACACCAGAAAATCCGTTAGGAACTGCTCCATCAACATATGGATTTCTTAATACTTGTAATGAAGCTAAGAAAGCTTCTGTATCTTGTTCGTTACCATCTGGTCCGATTAATTGTCCTTGACCTGCTGATTGGAAACCAGATAAACCAATAATAACTTTTCTGTAAGTACCTGCAGTATACGCTGATTGAATCAATGCATTACCTGCTGAATCCCAAACGTTAGTTTGTGCTGAAAAAGTTAATGCAGAGAAAGTACCTTTAGAGTAATCGAAAAGACCTGGAGGATCCAAATCTGGTTCGTTACCTTCGTAGAAAAGGTCATATAAATCTTTATCGTTTTGGTTATATCCAGCTTGTTGAGAGTCAGGACCATTTGGTGAACCGTAAGGTGCATAATGATCTCCACCATTTTGTGGTAATAACTGATCTGGTGATTGATATCTTTGGATATGAGGTACAAAGTAGAATAATTTACCGATTGGTAAGTTCATTGCTTGTACTGATACGATATCGTTAGCTAATAATTTAGAGAAAACTCTTCTAACGATTGGGAAAACTACAGTTTCGAAAGAACCTGATGAGTCTGTTGTTGCAGCCTCATTGATCAAATATGATGCTTGGTTCTCAAATAACTGAGCTACGTTTTCCTTTTGGTGACCTTTAAGACCTTCTAAAAAGCCTAATTTGTCCCATTTGTTGATTGTGTCTTCTTTGATAACTTTAAGGTGCTTAAGACCGATGTTACCAACAAGACCTGATTCTAATAATGCTCCCATTTTAGTATGTTTTGTTTTTTATTTTTATTTATCCAATCTTACTCATAAGATCCTTAATTCTTAAGAACTGAGGAGCTTCGTAAGTTTTATTCTCCATAAGAGTTGCTGATGATCCTGTAGAAACTACTTTGTTAATATTACCAACAGATTCGTTGATAGATTTACTTGGTGAGTTTTCATGACCTAACTCGTCTTTTAGAGTTTTGTATAGGTTTTTAGATTCTTTTAAAGATTCAACACCATCAAATCTTCTTAGGATATTGATTTTTTCTTTTTTAGTTGTTGAATGTTCTGTGAATAATCTTGTAGCGTATGCTAAATTTGAGTTGAATATTGCAACTTCATTCAATTTAGATCTGAAAATGTTAAGTGCTTTTCTGTACTCTTCATTTTTTTCTCTAAGTTGTTTTACTTCTGTTTGTAATGATTCATAAGTTAGGTTTCTATTGTTTGTGATTCCTTTTCTTAGACCTCTTGATCCGTCTTTAGAACCAAAACCATATGTACGTGCAGCTTCTTTAGTTTCTTCTTTTTCGAATTTAGCGTCATCTCTACGTGATTTTGTAGAATCAAGTTTCTTAGAAGCTATTTTACCATGCTTCATAGATAACTTCTCATCTTCTCTATCGTCGTATCCTTGACCTTCTTTTGCTTCCACTTTTTTAGCTTTACCTTCCATGTTTTCACCTTTCTTATACTCGAACTTAGGTTTACCCATACCAACGCCTTTTGTTCCTTGCTTCATTTTCTTTGGTGATTTATATTCTGTTTCACCGTCATATTTGAAGTCAGGCTTTCCCATGCCAACACCCTTAGGTTTGATTGCCATTTTAGCCTCTTTTACTCCGACCCTATTATGGTCGTAAGATTCATCTAATTCATCTTCTTCATACATTTCTGATTCCATTTCAATGTCTAATTCAGAATCCATAGATTGTTCACCCATTTCTGAGTCAACGTCGATTGACATTCCACCCATTGGGTCGATGTCATCATCTTCAGCCATTTCGTCATCCATCTCTATCTCATAAACAATCTCGTCCATTTCATCATTGTCGTATTCATCCTCATCTTCTTCAAGGTGAGTGTCTCCGTCAAATAACTTGTCAACGATCATGTCTACATCTACATCTGAACCCATGTCAGAACCCATTTCAGAATCCATGTCTAATTCCATGTCTTCTTCATCAAGTTCGTCATCCATAGACTCCTCCATTTCTTCTGATTCACCTAATTTAACCAAGTACTCAGCATCCTGATTGTTGTCAGTAATGTGAATATCTTCGCCGTCTTTTTTAACAATGATACCATCTTCTTCACCCATAGCCTTAAAAATTTTAAGTATTTCGTCGTCAGATGCTCCTGTTAAATCGATTGGTTCTTCAGAATCAAATTCGTCAGATGCATCAAGATCCATTTCGATCTCGTCTTCATCTTCGTTATCAACATCCATTCCCATTTCATCTTCATCAGAGTCCATGTCCATTTCAGTATCTACGTCTAATTCAACCTCGTCTTCGTCTTCTTGTTCGGATAGAGATTCTTTTACTAATTGACTGATTTCTTCCTTCATAGTAGAAGCAAGTATTCCTTTTGCATTTTGGGCGATAGCTTCTTCAACATTTCTCATTTGAATAAGCGCCTCTTCAACAATTGATTTATTTTCTTGCATAGAAAAATTTATATTTTATCCTAATAAATAGTGTCTAAATGGAAAAAAATTAAATTGTGTATAATGACCACGATGTTTTTGAGAAACTTGTAATAGTTGCGGATGGGTAATTAGTATCAACCCATGACAAAACATTACTTGCAGATGTATCAAATACTAAGAATCGATTAGTTGATGAGTCATCAGTTAACATAAAAGTATATCCCTCTCCTAATTCATTGTTAACAAAGAAATTAGGGGCTGATAATGGAGAAACACTGTATTGTGTTAAACCTAATGATGTTGCTGCGGTAATTCCTTCTTCGATTGTACCGTTTTGAATAACCTTATTTACGTTGCTGCTTGATATTAATATATTCATATTCTTTTACTCTATAAATATATCCAGGCAAAAAAAAAGTGGTCTGAGACCACTTTATTCTTTTTAATCAATTACTTCATCAATTTTACTTTCAGATACTGAAGTTATTCTCCATTCGTGTGAGAAACCTTCATACTTCTTAGTAACCTTTGCTTCTACATCGGTAACAGAAAAACCTTTAACAAGTTTTTCTTCTCTGATCTTTTTAATTTTACCAGAATTTTCATCAGGTAAATCATAAGTAATTTTTGCTACAAAATATTTTTCGTCCATAATGTTTTATTTACCCAAATAATCGGATAATTTTTTCATTAAATCAATAGACTTACCCGCGTCTCCTTGAATAGAACCTGACATTATTTTCTCTTCATCTAAATTCTCTTCATATTTTAATCTGTCTTCAGGGTTAGCGAATAAATATGCTCCTGGAGTTGATGGAGATGATACTAAATCGAAACAAATCAATTCAAAGTCATCTTGTACCTCATTTCTTTCACCAACCTTTTTTAAGGACCCTACACCTCTTGATGATACTCCCATGGTAACTCCTTGTCTCATTAAGTTAGCTGCAATATCTCCTTTAGTTGATACAACACCACTCTCATGAAATCCTGGAGATGTTAATAATTTTAATTTACCCATTAGAATATTTCCTTCCCACCAAATATCGGTGATAATATGGGCAACTCTATCAAGGTCAATTAATGAAGATTCTGGATGGTTTAATTCTGAAGTGGACAATCCTTTAGATATAGTTTTCTTATATCTATCAGCTTCTCTTTTCAGGATTCTTTCAGGATAAAATCTTCCGTTTCTATTAGGTGTGTTATATTTCTGTAAAACAGCATAGAATTCAAACGGTTTTTTATAATCCAACATGTTACTCTCTTTAAACACAGACTCATTAAGTATGTCCGTAGGAGAAACATAACCGGCGTCCATTTCAATCAAAATTCCTCTTCCTGATTCATTAGGACCAAGTATACGTAATTCTTTCATTTAAACTTTTTCTATAAATATACTTGCGGTTCTGATTTATCGATATTTCCGTTCTTTGTTAATGTAAAATCAAAATAAGAATTACTATTAAAGTTTTCATTATTGATTTTTTGTACAATTTTTTTGATGGAGTCTTTAACTTGTGTGGACTTAAAATCCAATTCTAATAATGTAAAAAGATTAATTTCTAAATTAAGAAATGATTTTTTACCGTAAACAATTCCGCTAGTTCTAAGATCAAGATCGACTATTGTCTTTTCCTCATATAAGGTTCTATCAAGATTATTGTATACTGAATGTTTTATTTCTCTACTAAGATTACAGACAACTCTATTCCAATTGTCTGATGATATTTTGGGATTAACCCATGATTGTATGTTTATGTATATTGATTTTAGATTCTTGGAATCGACTGTTCCAAAATTAACTTTTAAGGATTCGAAATTATTTATTCTCGACGTTTTTCCTTTCTTCATTATGTTTCATGTTATAAAAGTTTATTTGTTTGTATAAACATAGAAAATTTTACACCATTAGTCAAAAAATGACAAATCTAAAATATATTTAATATTATGATAATTGTAGAAATTGGAAAAAACGAAAATTTAGAAAGAGCATTAAAAACTCTTAAGTCTAAAGTTATTAAAACAAAACAACAAAAAATACTTTTTGAAAGAAAGGAATTTGTGAAACCATCGGTTAAAAAGAGAACACAGAAATTAAAGGCAATCTACTCTCAAAAAATGAAATAGGTTTAGATTGATTTTTCTAACGAACTAATTCTAACATAGTTCATTTGATTAAATTCTTCTCCTTTGATTTTATTAATAGTTTCTGAGATTTTAGTCTTTAACTCAACTTCACTTTCACCCTCTAAGATAGTTTGTAACTTTGTTATTGCACTTTCTTTTATAGTTGTGAATTCTGTTTCTAATTCTTTTGGATTACCGGTAACAACTTTTAAAAAATCTTTTTTAGTATTCTCATCCATTGTATCAATATAACTTTTTAAAGTTTGATTAGCAACGCTAACCATAGACTTTAAAGGAATATTGATAGATTCATTAACTTTATTAGGTGACTTTTTTAATGTGTCTACAAGATTTTTCTTAGATTGGATTCTCTCGGAGATATTCAACGTTTTAGTATAAACAATATTATCTAAGTCAGAATATTTGTTATTGATACTCTTAGAACTAGATTTAGGTAATTTTGAAGAACTCAAAATTGTTTGAATTAATTTAACCCCTTCCTCCAAATATTCTTTGGCGTCAGATTCGGACATACCCTTTTCTGATGTTAAATCATCATATAAAGAGTATAGTTTTGAGATTGATTTATTTGTCAGCACGTTTTGATGAAACTCGTTCATCACTTTCTTGAAATTTTTTTGGTCTTTGTACGACTCAATCAAACTCTCTTCTATTATGGATTTT